TGCACGGCGTGAAACCATGGCTTGGCCAGCCATTCAAGCGCATCGTCTGACTCTGGCCCACGGTCGACAAGATCACCGACCGAAAACAGGCGGTCGCCCGCCTCTGGGTTGAAGCCAACTTCATCCAGCAAGGATTGCAATTTGGTGAAGTGGCCGTGGATGTCGCCCACGATCAGATCGCGGCCCGTGGTGTTTTTGGCGAATTTCTTGAACAGAGTCATGCGCCAAACCTCACGTAAATGCGGCCAGGCACACCGCCCGTGCCGTTGGCGGCGTTGGTGGCGGCTTGCTCGCGGGCCACTTCGCCTTTGAGGCGGTCGCGCAGTTGCAGCAGTTCGCCCATGCTGTAGTGTTTGAGGCGGCGGCCTGCGATTTCGTACTCTTGCACGTTGCTGGTGGCGGTCTTGAGCATGACGGCCTCAACGGCGTCGAGCATGACTTTGCTGGGGGTGCGGCTGTCGAGGGTGGCCACGCTGAAAGATGGCTCGACCACGATCTGGCCCGTGCCCACGGTGTAGACCTCGCCCGCGTTGCTGACCTGCGCCCGCCAGGTGTAGGTGCCCGCCACCCACGCGGCGGTGGTGGCTGCGCTGGCGGTGGCCAGGTGGTCATCGCCCTGCGCGGTGGCCGTGATGGTGATCTTGGCCGTGGCGTTGATGAGTGTGTAAACCAGCGCCCAGCCCGCGCTGGCAGGGTAGTCGGCCAGCGTCTTAAGCCACTTGGCGGTGTCGCCCGCAATGATGCGGAGGGGTTCGGTGGTGGGGGTGGTGGTCACGGTGCTTCGGTGTGGTTTGCACCGAATGTCACCGCTGTGATGTTCACTTGTTAAGCAAAACGGTGAACACTTCGCCCAGCCCAAAGAAAAACCCCCGCGCTCCTGGTGCGCTCGTCAGCGCGGAGGCGGGGGCCGTGTTGTTGGTTTTGTTTATTTAGGCGTTTGCCCGTGAAAGTAGCGCATCGGCAGCGGCTGCAGCCTGTCGGCCTGCACATGCTCCACCGGGCCAAGCCCCCAGCCATCGTCCACCAGCCGCCGCACCGGCACCGTGACCCCGCCCGATTTCATGGCCATGACCTTGGCCTGGTGGAATAGGTAGAGGTGGCCTTGTTGGGCGGTCATGCCTTACCCCTTGCTGTTGATGATTTTCCAAAGCGCTGTGCGCCCCAGCCCGTAGCGGCGCTCCAGCAGGGCCATGCGCTCGCCGTTTTGGTGGTCGCGCAAAATGGATGCGTTGCGGCTGCTGCGTTCGCGGCGGGCGGTTTCTGTCGTGCTGGGGATGTAGACCCGATCCCCTGCGTATTCGCGGTGTTTTTGTTCGCTGACTTTCAGGGCCAGCGCTTGCAGCTGGTCGCGGTGCTCGGTCAGCGCGGCGCAAAAGTCAGGGGCCAACTGCAGCACGGCGTCGAGCACATCGTCGATCAGGTCATCGGGCGCGGCCACAAATGCGGGGGTGACCATTTTCTTGGCATCAGGCAAATGGTCGTCCAGCAGGTCGGCGGGCGTGGCGGTGGCGGTGGCTTTTTTCACCATGTTCGGGCGTTTCCTGGTTGGCGCGATGGGCGGCGCATTTGGGGGCGGTTTTGCTGGGCTTGGGCAGCGGCGGCTTGCAGGTCGGCGGCTGCGTCCGGACCCGTAAATTTATCTGGTTGTTCGCTGTTTGTGTCAGTGTTTGTGGCTGGCAATGCAAACAAATCTCCGCTGCGGGGTTGCACGGCGTCTTCCAGCTTTTCCCACATGGCCGAGGTGTAGGCGTGCAGGCCCAGGGCGTGGGTGCAAAAAATGGCGTAGACGGTGCAGTCCAGCACTTCGTTGCGGGCGCGTTTGGTGTTGACCCACTTGTATTCAATGCCCCGGCTGGTCTTTTGCGGCACGCGGCTTTCGGCTGTGAGCTGGGTGTAGAACTCGATGGGCAGGTCTTTGGAAAAGTGCACGTATCCCGCGCCGGGCTGGGTGACCATGAGGCGGCCATAAACCAGGTCTTTGGCGGTGTCGGTGCCCACGTACCACAGGCGCACGCCGCGCTTGAGCACTTGGCCGCGCCAATTGACGTCTTGAATGGTGGCTTTGCCCTTGACCATTTTGCTGGGCTGCGGGTCACCGCGCACGGCAAACACGCGCATGCGTTCGCGGTTGCGGCAGTAGTTGTAGGCCTGGTGCGTGAAGTGGCCGCCCGTGTCCACGGCCATGGCTTCGATTTTCATGCCGCGCCCGTTGGCGTGGCTGAAAACGGTCTCGCGGTAGGTGTCGAGCTTGTCCCATTCGCGCTCGTCGGCGGGGTTGGCGGGAATGACGGTGTAGTCGACCGCCCACATCTCTTCGCCCTTGCCGATGGCCCAGGTGACCAGCTCGAAGCGGTTGTCTTGCACGTCGCACCCGGTGACCAAAACCAAGCCACCGAAGGGCACGGTGAAGCGTTTGTAGCTTTCGGCACGCAGGGCCAGGGCGTTTTCGTCGGCCTTCTCGAGCGTTTCTTCCCAGCACTCGCCCAGCGTTTCGTTGACAAAGCCTTCCAGCGGGCCAGTCTCGCCTGCCTTCTTTTTGGTGTTGGCTTCCAAAAACTCGCGCACGATGTCTGGCCATGAGCGCTGGGGGCTGTAGGCCGTCCAGATGTGAAAGGCCACATGGCGCGGGGCGTTGCGCTTGTCGCCGTGGGCGTTGCGCCACACGCCGTCGTGGCCATAGCGGTATTCGCCGCACTCGCTCACCCAGCACGCGCCTTGCTCCCACAGCTTCAGGTAGTCGGCCTGCGTGATGGTGCCCCGGCAATGCGGGCACACATGGCGCACGGTGGACGGGTCCGCGCCGTCCCACTTGAAGCCGTGGTCTACCTTGGCCCCGCCCCATGCCAACGGGTGCTCGGCCTCGCAGTGTGGGCAGGTGATGTGGTAGGTCACCCGCGCATCGGCGTGCTCTTCGCGGTATTCCACATGGCTCAAGCCTTTGACCCGTGGCGTGCTGCCCGCGATCAGCTTGGGGAACGGGGCCCCTTCCAGGCGGCCACGCGCCAGGGTGATCGGGTCCGACGATTTCTCGATCTTTTGGTCAAAGCCGTCGGCTTCGTCCAGCATGGCCACGGCCACAGTGATGCGCCGGTAAGCCCGCGCCGCCTTGCCGCCCAAAATGTGCAGCACCGAGCCCAAGAACGACTTGAGCTTCATGGTGTCTTCTTTGCCCGTCAACAGCACCGGCTTGATCGCGTCCACATCGCGCAGCATCGGGTCAACCTCAGACTTGACAAAGCTGTCACGGTCATCGTCGGTCGGCTGCCACAGCGCCTGCTTGCGGCGGCGGTGGGCTGCGTTGTACGCCATAAACGCCAAAAGCGTTTTGGAATAGCCAACCCGCTTGGCTTTGCGCATGGTCACTTCCTCAATGTCATCATTGCTGAAGGCGTCCATCCAGCCTCGCTGGAATGGATATGCGGTCCACCGCCCTTGGGTGTGACTTGCTTCGGCGCTCAAAAAGAAATGCTCCTCTGCCCAGGCGCTCAAAGTCTGTGGCGCCACAGCCTGCAAGGGCGACAAGCCGGTGGTGATCGCCGCCAATACAGCTTGCAGGGTTTCGGATGGAGCTCGGCTCATTCGTCGTCCTCGGCTTCAAATTCGGCATCGTCAGCCGGTGCAAGGTTCTTGGCCACCAGGTCAGCCGTGGCCCGCACCCACTCGTTGCGGGCGTTGGCCAGCAGGCTCATCACCTGGTCACGCGCAGCCTCGGGCAAGTCGGGGCAGGTTTTGCGCAGGGCGGCGGGCAGCTGGTCGAAGCGCTCCACCACCGACTGGCTGGCCGTGGCCAACACCTCAGACAGCAGCCCGATCGGCGCGTACTCACCACGCGCCAAGGCGTTTTTGATTTCTTGGCCCTCGCGCTGAGAGCGCTTGAGCGCCGCCGACTCTTGCGCCGGGTCCAGGCCGTCAGCCGTGTCACCCAGCCGCCCAGCCGCTTGCTCACGCAGCCGCCCGCAGTAGGCCAAGATCAACCCGCCCATGCTTTCATCGGCAGGCAGCTTGCCCTCGGTGATCATGGCGTTGATGGCTTGCTTGGTCGTGCCCACCACCGAGGCCACCACCGTCTGCACAGCAGGCACTTGCAGGTCAATCATCATGTCGGGTCAACCCCTCTATGAAAATCATGAAACAGTGGATTCCCGCGGTTCGAATTACCCGTGGTGGCACCCTTGGCACAGTACCTTACGGTGGGGGAGGGGTAGGCACGGACCATCACAGCAGCGACCCCTGCACACGGTAGAAAGCCGACTGCAAAGCCTTGTCGAAGGCGACATCGAACCGGGTTGAAAATTCTTTCTTGGCGGTGGCGTTGACGATGGGAAAGAAGCCCAGCGTTTGCTTGTAGCTCACGCTTCGCACAAAGATCAGCATGGGCTTGAGGCTTGAGCCGAATGGTGTTGCCACTCGTTTGTAGATGCCCGGTGGTATGTGCTTGGCTTTGCCACCTACCGGGTTGACCCACAGCTCGTACCCGTAAACGCCCTTCTTGATGTTGCCCTTGGCCATGCGTGCGCGTGTGGCTGCGTTGGCTTTGTTGTAGCCTGACTCGGTGTATGTGCCCAGCACGTTCAGGATCAATGAGATCTCACCACGGCTCATGTTTCCATAGGCGTCCAGCCTAGCACCACCACCAGGCACGACATGCCAGCCTGAAGGTAGGATGCCGCGCCGGATCAGGCGCGTCTCCATGGTCTTGTGCCTGCGCTTGCCACCGAAGATGTGAGGCTCCAGCATGCTGCGGCTGCTTTCGGCGCTGTTCTTGTCTTTGAAGGCCAGCTCAGCGCTCAGCTTTGACTTGGATGCGTACTTGATGCGCAGGCTGTTGATCACCCAATTGGTCGGGCGATTGAAGACTTTGCGCATTTCCTTTTGCACATTGGTCTTGGCCGATGCTGCTGTCTCGTTCAGGGCTTTGGCCAAAGCAAATGGCACCTGCTTTGCTGCGCGGTCATAGGCAGCCTGAATATTGGGAAGGTTATGGCGAATGTCGATCTTCATGCCGTCACCCCTGTGCGTCCATGGCCTTGATGGCTTGCAGCACCGCTGCCCGTGAGGGTGCGCCCTGGTGTCTGGCAATGGCTGCGAACATGGCCATTTGTGCGCCTTTGAGTGGCCGCGCTGATCGGATCAAGCGGGCGCAGCAGTGGGTGCAGGTCATGCTGTACCGACCACTGAGCGGCTGTTGTTTTGAGTATTCGCAAGAGGTGCATGGTGTCTTTGTGTTGTCAGTCGTCATGGCCAAAGCCTTTTGGCTTGGATGAATAAGTGGCTGTGCGGGCGTTGGGGGCTTGGCCTGCCCAGCTGTCAAAGCGGGTCTGGTCCCCGATGTATGCCAGGTTGACCACACCGCAGCGGCCTTGGCGGTTCTTGGCGATGGTGACCTTGGCGTAGTTGCGGAAGTCTTCGGGCAGATCTGGCTTTTGCTGGATTGGGCGGTGCACGAACATGACCACATCGGCGTCTTGTTCGATGGCGCCAGAGTCGCGCAGGTCGGACAGCACAGGCGCGTGCTCTGCCCGATCCTCGACCTTGCGGTTGACCTGCGCCAAGCACAGCACGGCGATGCCCAGCTCTTTGGCCAAGTTCTTCAAGCCCCGGCTGATCTCTTCAAGCTGGTAGGCGCGTTGTTGCTTGCCATCCAATCCGGACATCAGGCCGATGTAATCGATGATCAGCACGTTCAGGCCGTGCAGGCGCTTGAGGTTTCGGGCCTTGCTGCGCACCTGGTTGATGTTCAGGCCGCCTTGGTCGCTGGCGTACCAGTTCAGGTTTTTGGCTTTCTCCACGCCATCGACCACGCTGTCCCACTGCAGGCCTTTGCTGGGCCGCTTGACGGTAGACAGGCTGATTTTGCCAAGGATGGCGGTTTGGCGGTCGCGCAGTTCGCTGTGCGGCATTTCCATGCTCAGCATGCCCACGGTGTAGTCGGCAGCCATGTGCAGGCCGATGCTCATGGCCAAGGCTGTTTTGCCCATGGATGGCCGCGCACCCACCACCACCAGCTCACCAGGGCGCATGCCACCCTCGAGGATTTCGTCCAGGTCATACAGGCCAGTCGGCCAAGCGGTGATCTTGCCTTCGGCCCTTGCTTCGATGGTGTCGATGTGGGCAATGGCACCTTCGTGGGCGCTCACCCAATCGTCACGCGGCGCATCGTCGATCAGCTTGGACAGCTGGCCCTGCGCAGCTTCCACGCGGTCCTCGATGGATCTGGCGTGGTCTTGGGCCAGTTCGGTGATTTCGGCGCTCACCGACAGCAGGCCGCGTGACTTGGCACGCTCGATCACGGTGTCGGCATAGCGGCGGATGTTGGCCGCGCTGGGCACAAACTGCGCCAAGGCGTTCAGGTCATCCAGCCCAATGCGGCCACCCATGGCCTGAAAAACAGTGATCACATCGGCCTGCTTGCCCGACAGCACCTGGGCGCAGACTTCGGCGTAAACCTCGCGGTTGACGGCGTTGAAAAAGTGCTCGGGCTTGAGGCGGTCGCTCACACGGTCCAGCGCGTTGTTGTCGAGCAGCAAAGCGCCGAGGATGCCGGATTCGGCCTCATGGCTGGCCAGTTTGTTCAGGGTTTCGGCGCTCATGCTGCCACCCCTGCGTTGGCTTCGGATGCGCGTTTGGCTTGCACGCCGGTGGTGGTCAGGGCGCAGGCGTCACCGGCAAAGTGCCAGAGCTTGAACCAATTGCCCCGCACGGCTTTGCGAAACACCGTCCGCCAGCAGCGGTAGCGCTTGGCGTTGGGCAGGCTGTAGCGCTCTCGAAACTCACGCCAAGCCAGCCGAAGGTGCTCACGCGGTATGCCCACGCTGTCGGCGTACTCAAAAACCGGATCGTCAGCCGGGATAGGGTCTTCGCCTTTGGCTTTGATCGTGGTCAACCAGGTCGGCAAGCCAATCGCCGAGTTTTCGGTTTTTGCCCCCGTTGGGGGTATGGGGGTATTTATACTCTTCTCTTCTCTTTCTCTAGGTAACGCTGTTTGATCGCTTTTCTCCATTTCCGGTAACGCTGTGAGCGTTACTTGTGCGTTACCGTCAATGCCTTGATCTTGTGTTTTTGCTTGCTTGTCAGCGTTACCGTTTTTAAAGTTTGCGGCGCGAGTTGCTGCTTGGCAGCGCTTTTTTGCACTGCTGCCGTTGTGCTCTTCAAAGTGAGAAATGCGCACGCCTTCGGGGTGATCGGCCAGCCAGCCAATGTCGCACAATGCCTGCCCCAAACCCTTCACGCCAGTCTTGCGGTCGATGCCTTTGAGTGACAGGCCGTGCATGATGCCATCGGTGCTGTGCTGATCGGCAGCGGCCCAAAGCCAATACAAGCCACCAACCACTGCAGCCTCTGAGCTTTCGGTCAGGTCTGCCAAGCGTGCAATGCGCGGGTCATCCCAAAGGTTTGATCGCATCTTGATCCAATCGCCCGCCATATCAAACCCCCAACCGTTCTGCAATGGCTTTGAAGGCCTGCTCAAGCTGCTCAGGTGTGGCGCTGGGGTGTTGGTGTGCCCAGGCGCTTTTGGCCTGCTCGTATCGCTGATAAACGCTCATGACATCCGACCTTTCGCCGACAGAAAATAGGTGCCCCATTGCGCTGGTCGGTGCAGTTTTCAAGCCGGTGATCAAGCCAGCTCTAGCAATGGGGCGAAACACGTTCAAAGCCTTCGGGTATCTGAGGCGTTAAACAAACGAGGCCTGCTTCTGGGCAGGGAAAACCGGGTGCACCATGCGGCGCGTGATGGTGCAGGGGCGTGGGTCCACCTTGCGGTGCAGCTGGCCACCGGCGATCAGGTTGCTGACGCGGGCCGAGACCCTGGCCACATCGATGCGTGTGTTGTAGGTAGCCTCATAGGCCCGTTGAATCTCGACCAGGCTCATGTCGCCCACCATCGGGTGGCAGCCACTGGCCACCACGTCCAGGATCTCTTGCTGTTGCTTGGCCAGCTTTTTGGGGTTGATGGCGCGGTAGCTGTCGGATTGGGTATCGAGCGAACTCACGCGCTCAGAGGCAGTCATCACGGCTTCGGTCATTTGGGGAACCTCACGATGTTGTTGATGCGTTTGTTGGTCACGTAGCGGGCGGCCAAGGCTTGGCTGAC